ATGCCTAAAAGGAAACAAAGTTCGAGTGTTTTGAGCATCGTAGCTTATACTCCGCCTCAATTATATGTCGGTGTGGAATGGTATATCGGATTTATGGCCTTCGATCCAGCAAAGGGAAAGATGCGCCGAAAAAAAATCAAGCTTAATCATATTTCGAAAATAGGAGAGAGGAGGATCTATGCGAAAGATTTGATCAATCGTCTTTCGGAACAACTTCGAAGAGGTTGGAACCCATGGATTGAACGGGAATCAGCATTATCTTATGTATTTATTGATGATGCCATAGAACATTTCTTTCGGATACAGAAAAAATATTTGGATGATGACATTATCCGAGAAGCTACTTATGTGGAATATCAATCAAAGATTAGGAATCTCAAGAAATACAATGAGTCGTTGAAACAGTCGGCTACGTATATTTACCAAATTGATCAGCGCTTTTTGCAAGAGTTTTTGGATCATATATACATTGATCGCGGCAATACGGCCAAAACTCATGATAACTACATAAGGGTTTTGAGTGTATTTTGTAAATTCCTAGTACGCTCTGGATATCACAAAACGAATATGGCCGAAGGTTTGCAAATTTTAGGAAAGCGGCATTATCAAAAAAACAGGACAGTCTTGTCTATAAAAGATCTTGAGCGCTTACGGAACTACTTGATGGGGAATAATAAACATTTCTTGCTAGCCTGTTACATTGAATATTATTGCCTTATTCGCCCTAAAGAGATGTCAATGCTGAAAATAAGGGATATATCGTTTAAGAATCAAACGATTTTAGTTAGTGGTGATATATCGAAGAACCGAAAAGATGCGGTGGTTACATTGAATAAAAAGGTTATTCAATTGATGATAGATTTGAAAATCTACCAATATCCGATGAATTATTATCTTTTCTCAGATTCTTTCAAACCAGGAGAGAGTGGAAGAACCGAGAAACAGTTTAGGGATTATTGGTTATCCCATGTTATGAGAGATTTAAAGTTTTCGAAGGATTATAAGTTCTATTCCCTAAAAGATTCCGGAGTTACAATGATGCTTCGCCAAAATGTGGATGCTCTGTCTGTACGTGATCAAGCTAGGCATTCCTCAATATCAATAACGGATATATATACGCCACATGATTTGAAGGAGGCGAATCCTTTGTTGATGGATTTTGATTCTGGGTTTTAGATAGTAGCAGACTTGGTTGTCAAGTCTGCTACTGTCTAAATTAATATGTTTGCCTTAAAGTCTCTCAATCTCGATAGCGTTCAATAAGACCAATACATTCTTCGCCATTCCCGGCTTGACGGTGAGCGTGACCCCGCCAGATACGTCCACCACCAGCTCGGAGAGGTCATGGAAGTTGTTCACGTAACTGGTCTTCAACGGGAATGACTGGCTGGCACCGCCGCTCTCAAGCACGTAAGACGCCTCGCTCAAGTCATACGTCCTCACCGTGTTGATCAGTATCTTGAACTTATACCGGCCATCGGGGATGGTGAGGTCCATGATGCCCGCCTCGACCGAGTTCGGCTTATACAATATGTTTCTCAACACGTCATCCGGATACACGCCGGAATCATCCCCCGTGACGTTTCCTTGGTACGAGGAGTTCCCCGCGGTAAATCCGGACGCGTTGAAAGTACCTAGCGTACTGCCGTCCCTATTGTAGATGTTGATCTCGGCCAAGGTCTGGGAATCAAGCCGGACCTTGGTGATTCCCGACACGCTGTCATAAGAGGACGAGTTCACGGATAGCCCTGAGCTATAAATCCACCCGAAGGACAATACCGCGGACAGTCCCGTCACCCCGATGGAGGCGCTGGACACGCCGCTCTCCCCCGTATCCGTCCTGACCTTGGCGTATATCGTCTTGCTGCCGGTACCGGATACCGTAAACGTGGCCGGGTTCCGGTAAGCCTGCCATTCCGCACCCGCGAAATCCGCCGACTCAGATAGCATCATCATGGTCGGCACGTCGACTCCGAGGACGTTGAACGCTATGGATAACGTATGGTCGGAGGTGCTGGCGGCACCGCCATCGATCACGATCCCCGCCAGCCCGAACGCCGGGGGATTGTAGGCGATCGAGTCGCCCATCACGGAGGACTCCCCGAAAGCGTTCCCCACCTTGAGATAGACGGTATGATCCCCCTCCACGTTCGACAACCGGTACGGTATGGGACTATCGACGATATCAAGCCACCCGGCCCCCGTGAAATCCGGGGACTCGCTAATCATGTAGCGCGTGACCTTCCCGGTCGCCGAGTAAGCGCAGGATATGGCCGGATCGCTCGTCTCCGTGGCCTCGATAGCGAAAGACACGAGAACCGGCGGGGCGATCAACGCGTTGATCCTCGCCATGTACGGCACCCGCAAGGACGACTTGAGCCGTTGCACGAAATAAAGGGCGTCATCCATGTCCTCCCCGCTCTCCGAGGCCTCGAACCTGGCGGTGTATCTCTCGGCCCTCTCGACGAGGCCGTCCATCATGTTCACGTTTATCATAAACTTTCCGTTATTCATTCCGTATGTAAAACCGTACACGCCATCGTCCGAGGAGGCGGCCCCGGCCTCGATATCCAGCAACAACGTGGTCTCGAACCACTTGAAATTATCGAGTCTCGGCATCTCCACCGTGACGACAAGGTCATTACCCTCGATCCTCTTCGAGATCGACGTGTATCTCTTGAGATACAGGTACTGGTATACCTCGCTGTCGTTGGCGAACCATACCTCGTCGGTACCGGCGGCCCCGTAGGCGGCGTATATGTACTCAAGCACCTCCCTGACGTTGTTCCAGTTCCCGTCATCCACGCCGACCGCCCCGCGCGGACGGTGGCTGCCGAGGCTTCCCCAATGTGCGGAAAGGCCGAGCACGCTGTTGCCGGTGGTCCTCGCCAGTATGCCTCTCAGGTTCTCCACGGACGTGTCGTCCATGAAGTACCTCGGGGTCTGCATCTTCTCGATATCCTTGATCGCCAATACGTCAAGGTTGGTCCCGGCCCCCCGCTCGCGGCAGATGGCCTTGATATCGTCGCAGACAAGGGCCGCCGCCGGGTAGTTCTCGTTACCGTCCGGCGTGCTGGACATGATGGACCGGCCAACGCCGTTCGCCTCCATGTAGTCGTTCACCTCGATCATGCCCCGGGCGATGGATCTCGGGTCCGTCCTGTCCCATACCGTCTCGTCCACGTTGTGGATCATCCACTCGCCATCGAAGTCCTGTATGGCCTTTAGCTCGTCGAAACGCAGGTACGGGTTGGACGCCCCGGCGCTCCCCTCCAGCGGGTGGTGGCCGTATTGCTCCTTGGAGCGTAACGTTATGAGATAGTTGCCGACGGCGAAATATCTCCTCGTGCCGAGACCGTCCGTGTAATATAGGGGGTGTTCCGGGGCATGGCCGGTCGTCCTGTCCGCCCCGAGATGGCAGAAGTTCGCGTCGTCTATCCACTTGCCGGCGAACAGCGCCTGCACCACGGAATAGGCCTGCATGGACGTGTCATCGATACTGTAACCGAAGGCGAAACGCTTGTTGTACTTCAACGGGGCGATCGAGATATCGACCTGTCCGGCGTCGGTGACACCGTCGGGCAACGGGATCGTTATCGTTCCCACGGCCTTCGTCAACACCTTGAGCTGGATCGTATCGACCTTGACGGTGGACTCGGTGATATCATCCCTCAGCTGCATGTACACGGTCTTGAGTCCGGCCCCGTCAGATAACGTATACGGCACCTCCGAGACCCTCGGGCCGGGCCATTCCACCCATCCGGAGACGGACAGGTCGGATGACTCCGATATCCGGTAATGGGTCGGGACACCGTCCTTGTCGGCCATCACCGTCACGTCCCGGCCGTAGGTGGTCGCCTCGTCGTTGTTCACGTAGACGTTCCTGAGGGCGAGGGGCACGTAAGGGTCCTTGTACTCTATGTCGATGACACGGATATTGCTCTCGTTGTACAGGTTCCTGACCTGCACGTATAACGCCTTCTCCCCGAACCCCCCGGACAGGACGTAAGGCACGTCCAGCGTATCGTCCACGATGTCGGTCCAGTCCACGGGGGAGAGGTCTTGCGTCTCGCCGATCCGGAAGGCGGTCGCCGCGCCGACGCAGTTCAGGTGGACGGTCACGTCCGGGAACTTGACCACGCCGTTCTCCTCCTCCACGACCGTGGCGTCACGCAGCCATACGTCCGTGTTCTCCGGGGAGTCGTTGGACCTGTATTCCTCGACGATCACGAACGCGACCTTCGAGTAATTCGCCGTGACGGTCTCCGTGGGATTGATGAAATCAACGTTTATCCCGCCGTTCACGGGAGAGACGTCCTCTATCGCCAACATGTCCCTCGTGTTTCCCAGCTCCCGTATGACAGGCGTGTACACGTCGCCTATACGCATCCTGATGGATATGTCGCCGCCATACCTCGTACCGCCGAATGCCTTGACCGTATACCTGTACTCGTTATCGAGGCCGGAGAACGTCAGTCTCGCCCTTACGGCCTCCGAGCTCGTGTTCCCGTGCGATACGCCCCACATCGGGCCATAGACGGAGGCCGGGATATCCTCGATCTCGCAATAACCCCCGGTATAATTCTGCCCCCATTTAAATGATGAGCCGTCATGGACACGGGTGACCGTCACGCCGGAGACGCGCCCATAGGTATCGACGATCCCGACAAGCGCGGTCTGCCCGTCACCCTCGCCTGCCAGGTTGTTCCAATCGGCTACTTTGGGGGTATCGGCGGAGCACAGGTTGATCTGGTAGATGGCGTTGATGTTCGTGAAATTGCCGATCACGTTCGCGACCCTCACGTCCCTGAATCCCTCCAGCGTAACACCATAATCCGACAGGATGCCGCCAAGGCCATTGTAGGATACGCGGATGTCGGTTTTCTTGTCATAGTCTGCCAGTGAGTCCTGCGGGATGGACAGGACGAGGTTGTTGTGGTTGGCCTCGTCCCTCGTCACGGACAGGACCATCCGGAGGTTCCCGTCCTCCGTGAGCGTGAAGCCAGCCTTGGCCCCGCCGCCGACAATACCGATCGGGAGGTCGAGGGTAAGTATCACCTTGCTGCCGAGCTTGTCGGTGATGGCGTTCCGGATCACGGGTGTCACCTCCTCGGGAAGCAGCGTCCTTGTCTCGACCTCCCCCGTGTAGTCGGAGACGCCGTTCAGGCCCGACACGCGTACCTTGTACCGGTAGACACGCCCGACCGCCAGTCCCATGTCCTCGTAGGTCTGCACGGACTGGTCGTCAACCGTACCCACTTGTGCGTACGCCCCCGTATCGTCAGCCCGATAAATGGCGTAGGAGAGGAAATCGGCGACCTGCCCGGCGTCGTAATCCCATGCCAGCCTGATGGACGTGGCCGTACGGCTTTCCACCCGCAAGCCCGTCGGCGGCTGGATGTCCCGGTATGTCTTGGCGGACACGTACTCGCTCATCGTCCCGGTCTTTTCACCCCTGACGGGACGTATCTTGTAATAGTAGGTGGTATCCGGGAGCAGCCCGGATATCACGGCCTTGTTCTCCACGTCTATGCAGACCGTCTTCAGCAACGTATACCCCGTCTCCGGGAGACCGGACACGAATATCTCATAGCCGGTATCCTCCACGCCGGTGTTGTTCCACCACAGCTCGATGGCGGAGGAGGATACCGTACGGGAAGAGAGGTCCGTGATCTCGCCCCGGTAGTCCGGCTCGGGTATGGCGTCAAAGAAAAAGAACTCCGGGAACTCGGACACGTTCGTCCGGATCATGCCCCGGATGACCTCCCCGGTTCTCTCGTCGCCCGTCCTTCCCCGGATACCCTCCGGATGGAAATCGATGTAGTCGCATACGGCGTCCACCTGCCGCCACGCGTACATCGGGTTTCCCTTGACGGTCCAGACCACGTTGCCGTCATTGTCCAATTGCGGCTCGCTCTCCCAGTTCTCCCGGTCCTGCTCGTATTGCTGGGCCGACAGGGTGTTCTTATGGGGGCTGGCCTTGGCCTGTACAGGCCCGACTATCGGAAAATAAGGATTCTCCGCCTCCGTGGGCAATATGGTAATCTCGTCACCCTCGGCGGGATTCTCCGGATAGGAGGCGGGGACCTTGGTGTAAGACATGTGGCGGTCTTGGTGGTATGGCTTGTTTTGAACGACCCATTCCCCGTTGACATATCTCTCCTTGCGGGAAGTCGGCAATCCGGTACGTTCCTTGTCCCATCCCAGCGTGCTCGGCACGTCCTCCGGGTTAGGGATCTCGGGGACGTGGACGGTGACATGCCTGTACGACGACACGCCGGCGGGAACGGGTATCCCGACACCCTCCACGCCCGTGTTCTGGCTGTCATTCAGGTAAACCACGTACGCGCCCCTGTCCCCGTCCCTTTCCTTGAAACAGGCGATCACGATACGGCTATCCGTATCGACATGTCTCATCCCGGTATACACGTAACCTTTCAAACGGTTGCGGAACGTGGCGATCCACCAGTAGGCGCGGGTTATCGGGTAGGCCCCGTTCCCGAGCAGCTGGCCGAACAGCCCCGTCGTGGCGAAACCTCCCCTCGGATACGTGCACTCATGGGCCTTGATGGCCTCCACCCTGGCGCCCGGGGTATCGTCGGTACAATCGTTCCAGTGGAACATCTCGAACCCGGCCCCGGAGTCATACTTCCCGGCCCCGAAATAGTTGCCCTCGCACTCGGTGGAGTAATAATTGACCATATCGACACCCATCGCCATCATCTGGACGCACGCCCGGATGATCCAGGCCCCCTTGACATCCGAGCGGTGCCGGTCCGGGACGGTCCAGTTCCCAACCTGCCTGCCGGCCTGCGAGTAGCACTGGTACTTGCTGGCGGTCTCCCGGGCTCCCGACTCGCCCCATCCGAACTCGGTGAGCCATACCTCCTTGTCCGGGGCCACACGGTCCCGGAAGGCGCAGACCTTGGGTAGCTCGCCCCCCGTGTCGTTGTTCATGGCCTCCTCGAACGTGATGCCGTATTGCACGGCCTCGTCGCTGCCGCCCTGGTTACCGATATTGCTGAAGTACATGTGCATGGAGAACGCCGCCACCGGGATCGAGGCATCCGTACGTGTGGCCTTCCATCGCAGGATGGCGGGTTGCAGGTATCCCCGGTTCACCGACGCCGTCCCGCCGGCTATGGGCAGGATGCCCCCGTATCTCGTGCCGGGGATGGCCCTGCCGTCCTCGTCCTTGAGCGTCCCCGCATGGCCGTCCGACGAGGCGGACACGACGGCGGCGTACTCCTCGGCGCGCTCGTAGCCCACCCAGCCGTTCCAGTTGGCGTCCGGCTCGTTCTCCGGCTCGATGCCGCTGATAAGGTCAAGCCCCGTCTCCGCGGACTCGTCCTCCGGGAAGAAGAGACCCGTGCCATCGACCTTGGCGCTGCCGTATTTCGCGGCCAAGGCCTGGCATAGCCTGGCGTATGTCTTGTAGGAATTGGCGTCCGTCGTCACCCCGAGGTACCTGTCAAGGCCACCGACACCGCGCCTGGGCACCGGCTTCCACGCTCCCGGGTACCAATAGGCGTCGCATGGACGGTTATGGATCGTAAGGGACCTGTCGTAAAGGCAGGGGTCAAAAACGCCGGTGCTGCAGATATAGGGCTTCAATCCATATCTCTTGTACGTGTTGGTCAAGGTCTCCACAAGGTTTTCCCCCGTCCCGTTGTTCCCGCTCACCCAGGGTATCCGGCTTACCCGGAAACGCATGTCGGCTAGCCGGGCGTAAGGGACCGGCTGGCCGGAGGGGTCGAAGGCGGCGAAATGGCCGAGGGAGATGTACATGCGGGACCTCTCGCCGGAGCACATGCTATGGATGCGCCCTTGCTGGTAGGCGTGCCCGTTCGTGCAGAGGAACTGGTCCACGGTCTTGCGGGTCGTGGAGCGGCGCAGGGGGGACATGATCCCCTCCGGCCGGGTCGAGGCCGGACGGCCGTAAAGCAGCAGGTTCCTCACGCTCTCCAGTGTCCCGTTGTACTCCGGTTCCGGGAATCCCTCGGCCCCCTCGCCCATGACGGGGAGCTTGGAGTTCGATCCGAAATCCATGAGATCCCAAGACAGCTTGATATACCTGCATTGACAGGACCTGAAATCCAATGCCGCCCAAGCGTTGTACTCGATCCTGATCTCGCCGACACGCTCCCAGTCGTAGCCCATGTCCCTCATGCCGTAGACGGAGAATTTGTTCCGGGATGACGTATATACGAACATCTTGTCTATGACGTAGGCGGAGAACAGGTCTATGACGATGTCGAAAGGCGAGGTGTCCCGGCTGTACTTGTACTGGTACCAGAAGGTCGAGTAGCCCTTGTTCGTCATGTCCGGGTACCCGTCATCGAGGAAGACGTTCCTCTCGGTCTCGTCCACCATCCTGCCTACCGAGCAGACGGTCCCGTCCGTGTCGGTGAGATAATTCCTGAGCTGGGGGATGATGTTCCTTTCCGTCAGGTTGATACGGTAGGCCCTCGTCATGTCCTCGCTGCCGACCGTGCGGAAGTACACGGGATCCGAGGCCCCGGATATGTATTCCACCCCGAAATTCACCTTGATGGTTTTCAGGTATACGTAATACTCCCTGTTAGGGACGAGACCCGATATCGTCGTTCTCTGCAGCGTCCCGGGATTCTCGGGCGTCGGGATGGCCGGGACCTTGCGGAGTCCCGCCCACACTTTCGGGTCGTCGGCGTCCACGAGGTCGTTGGCGTATCGCATGTCGTATTCGGTTCCCCTGTCGTAGATGTTATTCGCGTAAGGGGCGGTCCATTGCACCGTGCAGGAGGAGCTGTCCGAGTAGACCACATGGAAGTCCTTGATCTTTTGCGGGCCGGGATAGGTCTTGTCCCCGATGATGGTGCTCGTGTGGATATAGATATATTCCCCGACACGGTTGTAATTCAGTATAGCTATCGTATCGCTATTGAGCGGCAGGTCTATGGTGCCTCTCATCGTGTTGCTCAGCACGATCTGCCGGAGGCCGCTCTGGTAGACCATGACCTTCCCGCATGATCCCTCCCTCGTGTTCCGTATCTCCAGGTTATATATGAGGGTGTCCTGTCCGAGCGCTACCTTGGCGTAAGGGGCCTTCAGGAAGTCGATGGCGATACGGCCGCCGGAGGGTGTCACCTCCCTGAATATCTCCGAGGTGAATACCTTGTCCACCTCCAGCTTGATCTCCTTGTATGCCACGTCCTTCGGGTCCCATACGTACATCCCGTCACCGGCGATGAAGAAGCCGTCCTGTCCGGTCCCCGTTGGATACGCCGCTCTCAGGGACTCCAGGGAAGGGAAGCTGTCCAGCAACCTGTACTCAAGGTTATCCCCCTTGTCTCCCTTGTCACCCTTCAGGCCCATCAATTGCTCAAGGGTGAAGTCCTCGTACCGGAAAGCGTCCCCCCGGTCGCCTTTCTCCCCCTTGAGGCTCTCCAGCTCGACGATATCCTCCCATGACCCGGCGCCAACCTTCCATTGGAGGTGCTTCTCCGTACGCCGGAAGACCACCTTCAGCTCGGACAGGGCGAGCAGGTCCTTCCACTCTCCATTACCCAGTTTCCATTGTACGTGTGTCGTCGTCACGCGAAGATTGACCCGCAGCAAGGACAGGGGGGCCTCCACCACGTCATGTATCCCTCCCGGCATACGAAGGGCCGGGAGGGAGTATACGCTATCGAGGGATGTCACCACCTCCAGGTCTCCGACCCCTGTCGATCCGGATTCCAGGGCCGACTTGATAATGGGTTTCAATATGGCGGCGAGCGCCTTGATGTCATCGGTTGAGTATGCCATTTCGTTATTCGATTGACTGGTTAGACAAATCCATGCGCTTACTTCCCCTTTTTAGCCGGAAGTCTCTTGGGCGTCAGCGCCTCGATCAGCGCGCGTCTCAGAGGCGCGGAGGCGCTGGATATGTCGAGGATCGACAGTATCTCCTTGGCGGTCTCCCCGCCGACCTCGATCGGTCCGTCACTGAAATATATCTCCTTGCCAAAATCGGAGACGGCTATGTCACGGGCCGCCCCCCATACGAGGTTGCCCAGCTCCTTGCGGGTGTCAACGACGATGGGATCGCCCTCGATCGTCGCCTGTACCCTTAAATTCTTGAAATCCACTTTTGCCATGGCTGTTAATTCTTTAATCGTTAGAAACCCCTGTTATGATCCCGTTCTCGACGGTAAGCCTCACGCTCTCCGAGCCCGCCTCGTCATAGAGGTCATCGATATCCGACAATACCTCGCCTATGACGGTCTCCATGGTCTTGAAATCATCCCCCGCGGAGAAATTATAACCGACCTGCCCCTCGCGTTGGTGGTTGATGGTAAGTACCTGCCTGCCCTCTCTCGTGACGGCGGCGTGAACGGAGCCAAGCCCCTTGCCGGGCTCGTACGTCCCGGAGTACCTTACCGTCTCCCCGCCGGGCAGGTTGCCTGTCACCTCCTTGGTGACCTTTGTCAAAATCGTTAGTTCCTTTCTCATGATCGTATGTTTTAAATGATGGTTCACTCGTTCTGGTAGCCGACGATGATGCCGCCGACCACTCTCAACCGTATTTTATCAAGGTCCACGTCCGTCCCGAAAGAGACCCCTTGGTGTCCCCGGCAGTAATAATCGCCGGATGACCACACGTTCCCGACGCTGCTTAGCGTGTCGCAATGGATATTCCCGTACCCGGAGGCCGTTATGGAGCCGCAGGATAACGCCCCGTCGATATAGACCTTTCCCCCGAATTGGGCGGCGTATCCGTTCGAGAAGCCGATTGTCGCCGCCCCGCCGATGATCAACGTGGTCCCGGGGGTCCCGGCCAAGGCGCTCCCTCCCCACACGAAATTTCCTATCTTGACGATATTCGAGGTGATGCTGTCAGCGTCTATCAGGCTGGCGTAGATCTTCCCGTTATTGTCGATGAGCACGCCGTTCAGGTCTATCTTGTTACCCTTGATCGTGACCGTGCTGGCCGTCTGGTTGATCATGGAGACCACCGTGTCCCCGTTATAGTCCGTGGTCGATACCTTTTGCGTGATGCTCCTCGCGTTCAGCTCTATCGAGGCGGAGAGATCGTTCCTGAGGCCGGAGAGCTCCGAGCTCGTGGCGTACAGGTACAGGCTGTCATTGATCCCATCTATCCGCAAGCCAAGGTTTGTGATGGTCTTGCTATTATTGTCCGTTTTTGAGACATAGGCGGACAAGGTGGTATTCGTGTTGTCAAGGACGACACCCATGTCCGTTACCGTACTCTTCAGGCTATCCATCCTTATGGCGTACATCCCGACACGCTCATCCGTCTGCTCCAGTCTGGTTGTCATCTCCACCCGGAAATCATCCAATGGCCGGCTCGTGAGCAGCAAGTTATAGATGAATATCTCCCCTGTATAGGAGATGGTAAAATCACCCGTCCCGTCCCATTCCCCGATAAACTCCTCCTGCGCGAAAGCTTCGGTGGCTGTCATCACCTTGGTCTCGTACAGGTCCTGCCCGGGAAAACCTATGGTGAGCGTACCGGCCGTCTTGACCTTGCACATGAACGATATATAGAACGTGGGCCATTTCGTGGTCCCGTCCGGCATCTCCACCAATCCCTCCGGTTTGCGTGAGAGATTGGCGTTCAATTGCCTGATCGTGGAGTTCTTGATGCAGAGGGCGAGCCTGTTCAACACCCGCACGATACCGGTGATCCGGTCTTTCTCCGAGTAAAGGGAGTCGTTCACCGGGATATAACGCTCGCTGATAGTGAATAGAGACACGTCATTGCCCGGTTCCCATCCGACGATATCCTCCGAGAAAGACGAGTTGGTGAGATAGTTGTCCTTCTCCGCTATCTCGTGCCGGATGGATGACATCTCGCTAGAGAATTTTCCGTTCATGACATGGAATAAGGTACTTACGTCCTCTCCCGTGTCAGAGAGGATGAACTTACCCCTTGCGTATAGGTTCGCCACGTATGCTCCGTCACCGTCCAATCTTCCGAAATAAGGAGTGACAAGACCGTTCAGGTTCCCGATACGCACTTTCACGCAATTCTCCGGGTCGGTCTTCATGCCACGAATCACGTCAAGGTAAGGCGTACCGAACTCGTCAATGGTCGTTATCTTGATTAAGCCGCTGCGAGTGGAGTTATCCGGATTATCCACACGACACAATGTATCCCTCTTGGTTATCTGGGAGAGATCGCCCACGAAGTTCTCGAACGTCAACCAATCAAGGCGGTTCTCGCCGTCGTAAAGATTGCCTACCCCAACCGATACGACCTTCAGCTCGTATTGTTTCACCATCTGGTAGTTGTTCTCCAGGGTGGGATCGCCTTGGAACTGTTGCACCATGAGGATATCACCCTTTCGGAACGGGTTGTACAAACGCCCCCCGTCCGTGTCGAGGTAGATCCTGCCCGAGTTGGTGTCGTAATGGTCCACCTCCATCATCCCGGAGAAGATGCGGTTGTCGTTCTCTCCCAGGAGCTGGGACACGATGAACTCGTAGACCCGTAACGTTCCCCGCACGGCGATATCGTCGATCTCCAGCTTGTATCTCGTCTCGTTTATCCCGGCGGCGTTGGTCCGGATATACGGTGCGAGCATCCAGCCCGTCCCGTTAGGGAACCCCGAGGCGAACATGGGCGAGGACAGGGAACCGGCGAACATCGAGTCATTCTTCACCCTAAGGTCCTTCAGCCACATCGTGCCGTCGGCGAACAGGCGGAACCCGTTCTCATGGCCGAAGCCGCCCGCGTCACGGTCTGAGTAGATGGAGGAGTCAAGGCCGGCAAGGATGATGTCCTTCTCGAACGTGATGTTGCCCGCCGCCGCATCGTCGATGTCCTTGCGTAGGTAACGGTCATCGAGGGCGGATATGGGTTTCAGTATCTCTTTCAAGGTTCTCAGGGCCGTGAACCCGTTCTCGTCGGATGGTTCCGTCAGGTCATCCAATTTTATATGGTAAAGGCCGTCACCGGTTCCCCCAGACCCGCCAGCCTCGTTGACGATGGCCCTCCATGTGTCCCCGAGCTCTTTTATGATACTGTTCCTTATGGTATCATGTATCGAGCCAAAAGTCGCTACGGAAGCCTTGGGGTTATGCGGATCAAAGGCCGGGAATAATACCCCCTCGCCAAGCTCTTGCCGTGGGAGCTCAGCTAAGCGAGGGGGAAAAATAAAATCCGGCGAGGAGAGGTTTGGAACCGTTAGATTATCCGGAAGCTCTTTCTCGTTACGGATAAGGTTCAGGTATCTCGAGATCTCCGAGAGTCGGTACGTGAACGTATAGGAGCTCGGGAGATCGTTGGAGGTGTAGGTGGCGTCGCTCTCGGTGACGATTATTCTCCGGATCATGGACGCCTCGTATATATACTTGGCCCGGCTGGGGAAAAAATCCAGCAACCAACGGCGGGAGTAATCATCGAGGAATCCCGTGTTCTTAACGAACTTACGATCGGTCTCCACGTCATACTCGGACAGGTTCTCGTCCAGTTCCGCTATCAGGTGGCCATGCTCCGCCTGCAGACGGTTCACCCCATGGGCACGGAAGGTGTCCATACCGCCCAGACTGTTCTCGAAAAGGAACCATTGCTCGTCCTCGGAATGGATATCCGTGAATTTATAGAATTGCGATACGCTCAGTCTCGCTCCGCCGGCCTCGGCGTAAACCTCGAGATAGCTGGGGTACTTGTTCCCGAATAGCTTGGCTACGATCGCGTATTGGAGATTGAGTGTCACGCACTCGCCGGCGGTCATTCCCTTCAAGGAGGTCGTGCTCGACGAGTTGTCCGGGAACGTGGCCTTGGCCTTTACCGTGCAGTCCGATATGGCGTAGTAGGTCAACCACTCCGGTGAGTAATAGGTCACCTCCTTGACCTTTGGCTGCCACGTGAGGAAGTGGGACTTCAACCAGTTTCCCGGCGTGTCCGCCAGATCCGCTATCCCGCACCGGATCGCCCGGAACGAGTGGGAGGTCCCGTCTATCGTGGCCGTGAAATCTGCGAATATGGTATTTTGGGAATAGATCTCTTGGGCCGTGTCCAAAGTATAGCTCAATTGGCTTTCCACCACCTCTCTCACGTCGATCGTGACCATCTTGTCCGGCCCGGGCTCGTAGCTTTGCTCGAGCAAGGTGGCCGTTCCTTTCTTCAAGATGAAAGAGACGGCCTCTTTTGCCCCCAATACAAATTTCCTCATGTTCCCGGACAGGCTCAGAGCGTCTGGTTTGTCTATGATCGTTGCCATTTGCGATTATTTTACCCCCAAAAGTATGGCTGTCGGATGGTCCGATAAAGGACAGTTACCGGGTCACGGGCTCGAGCCACACGGTCAGGGTACCGTCCTCCGGATCGGTCGGCCCGGATGCGGAGCCACGGCTATAGAATTGCACGGGATAAGTGGCTTGATGGTATTTCCCGCCCTGCACGTATTGGTATGCGCTGGGCGGGGCGTAGTATATGGTCACGGGTTCCTCCTTGAACACCCATCTCCTTTTCACGCTGTCGCTGGCGTTGGACCGGGAGTAGTTGACCTTCCATTTATACTTGGATACATGGGAGGCGAACCGCTCCGTCTCGGTCATGGCCGTGGATACCGGCTCGTAAAGCCTCGTGGTAAGGAACGTGGATTCCAAGGGTTCCCGGGAACCCGGGCTATATTGTATGGTGGAGGGAAGCAGCTCCTGTCCCTCGATCGTCACTTTCCTGTACTCGGAGAGCGATACCTTTTGGATGTCACTGAGAAGCATGCTCGCTTTTATCTCGAGCAGAGAGTTCCGGAGCAGGGAATCGTAATTTCGCCAGAACCGTTCGAAAAGCCCGTCCGGGCCGTGGTAGGCGAGCGTATAGTTCCAGAGCTTGTTTCCCTCGGCGTCATGATTGAGGATCGTCCCGTAGTCCAGTTTCCCGGCATGGAATACGAATGCCGGCATGGGTTTCAACTCCTCGTTATCCTCCGCCTCGCCCGCTACCTCAGACGTGGAGTCATTCACGGAATCCATGATGATGGAGGAGTTCAACGATCTTCCGGTCCCTATATAAATCCCGAGATGCGGGATGGCCCCGGCTCCTCCGCTGCCAAAAGTAGGTGTATAGACCATCGCCGGTAGCACGTCCGGGGATTCCTTGCTCTCCGTCTCCAGTGTCCCGCCGGCGTAATAATCCATCGTGACCAGACCGATCCGTTGCGTGACCGGCGTGATCCCCTTGTAACCTCTCCGGACAAACTCACCCGATATCTGGTTATACTCCACGTCCGGGTATTTCTTTAATAGGTCTACCAAGGTACTGAACTCCTCGTTCTCGTTCCCCGTGGCTCTTCCCGTCGTTGGCATCGGGCGCTCGCTGTCCTGTTTCTCTTCCGGTGGAGTGAGCCGGTCACAGGTAAGCTTTAACTGCTTGAAGCTCGAGGGATGGTTGACGGTATATTTACCGGCTACGCAATCCGTGAGGTCGCAGGAGGGTGTCTCGTTCAGGTTCTCATCGAATAGCACGATACGGATGGTCTTGCGGGTCTCGTCCGGGATGAACTCGCAGCAGAATTTATACCGGTATACGTCCAGTATCGTCTTGATCATGCAGTCCGGGACGATCTGGGAGTATCGGATCTCGCCCTTTACGATCGTATCGATCGTGTTGTTCAAAAAAACCATGTCCTTGAATGGGGTGGTGCGGGAAAAGAAGGAGTCCTCCAAGGTGTAGCCAAGATAGGCGAATATCTCCTCCAATAGATGCAATCCACGGATGAAGGGGGATATGTAGAATCCCGGAGCCAACCGGATCGTTTTCTCATCGACTACCTCCGTCCGCTCCACGTCGTTGTAAAGACGGGGATATCCGTCCGGTCCCGGATCACCGGTGGCGTTTAAAGAACCGGACTCTAGGATGGCCGGGAACAAGGCGAATCGGTCGTCATGTGTAATGAACAGGTTCCGGCAGAAGGATATCGCCTTGCTGACAGACGCGAACTTGAGAACCTTGTCCTCAAAGACCGTGGATAACGGTACATCCTTGATCTTCTCGTAGAACGCTCCGGTATTCAAGTAAAAACTGGTCTCGATCCCGCTCTTCCGGTTCGCCGACAGGATGGCTTGACGGCAGGGGATGGAGAATACCCCGTGCTGGATCATGGCGTTGATCCGCTGCGAGGCCTTGCTGATCCCGGCCATGTTATCCGGATAGATGAGTAGTTCCCTATTCTTGTCCGTGGGAGGGAGTGTTACCGGTAAGCTCTGCTCTCCGTAATCGTTAAAGAACGGGTTCATCCGGGATAAGGTCAATTGGATGTCTCCTAGGTCGTAAGCCTTGCCGGATTCGTGAATGATGTCCATCTTATTTGCCTCCTATCTTTTTGGATTTGTCCAATGTCTTCTGGGCGGCCTCGATATCGCTGTATACGACATAAGCCCTCATGCCTTTTGCTCTTAGTTCGGAAAATAGCATAAGTAGCTGTGTGAGTACTTTGAGTAATTCCGGATTATTACTTGAAACCATTACATTTTCTTCATCCGAGCGTCCATTGTATCCACCGTTGGCGAATCCGTTGACGGGAAGAGGATTTGTGCTTGTTCTTTGTCTTCGGATGGCATCCAAGGCTAGGATATGGTTCATGGAAATCGGATCTTGTAATTGCCATGCCGGTGTAACGTATTCTTCTCGATGTACGGGACCAGCCACTTCAAGTATACCACCGTTGCCGGTGAATCCTCCGTTGTACCAACCGGTGGAGTCTGATACAACTCGTTGTCCGGTTTGCGGCGTAGTGTTGTCTTTAAGACCTGCGTTTGCGGTAGATGTACTAGGTTTCTTGATAAGGCCTTTCAAGGCACCGAAAGCGACGTTGATAAGTGCGATTTCGGCAGCGGCTTTTGCTAGTCCTAAGAATCCTAATTTAGATACATTGCGGATTGTGGTTTCTGCGATCGACATTGTTACAACTTGGCGAAGAGTATCTAATGTCAATAATAGAATGTTCCCCATAGCGTCAGCAAAACTTGTTTCAGAATCAACTAAAGATTCCCCAAGGATTTGGCCAGCTTGAGCGGAGAAGTCTAATAAGGTTTGTGCTCTTCGTTTGTCTGTTTCTTCTTGCTTTTTCGCTAATTCCTCTTGTTTCTCATTTTGTGTTTTAACGAAAGATTGCAAATCTTTATTTAGTCCGTTGTATAACTTCTCTTTTTGGACTTTACGGTCTTTATCGGCCTTGGCCTCTTTTTCCAAATTTTTGAGATATTCTTGATAGGATTTATCCATCAGTTTAATTCGGAAATCAAGGATCAGTTGTTCAATTTTCTTTCTTTCGTCACTGCCTATTTTATAGATAGCTAATTGTTTATTTAATTTTTCAAGCTCTAAAGCTTGAAGTTTTGTTTGATAATCATCATATAATCTTAGGCCCTCGGTATAATCTTGTGTCAATTTTAGTTTCTTGGTTGCGATATAACGATCAACCTCTTTCAGCTTTGCGTCTGTGATTTTTTTCTCTTGCTCCGCTGACAGTCCCGGGGTTATATCCGGTTTTTTTATTTTAGGGGCAATAACTTCTACTTCTGGCAACTCGTTTGCAGTTTTTTTAGGCAGAAGAGGAGAGTATTTCTGAGATATCTTATCGAGGTTGGATGCTAATTGGTAAGTTTGTGTCATATAGCTCTGTAAACTTCCCCAGAAATCCTTATCGACTTTACCTCTGGCCCCATAGTAGTAGTCAATGTAAGAGATGACATCATCATATGTTTTTGTCCATGAGCGTCCGTTCTTTATCCCTTCATCTGTTATACGTTTTACGTCTCGAAGCATAGCGTCGGTAACGAATTGTCCCAGATTTGATTTTTCCCTCATTTGATCCATCAAATCAATTTGTTTATTTAAGGCGGTGGTCGTTACATCCTCCTTCTCTTTCTGCATGGTTTTTAAAACTATGTTTTCATGCAACTTTTCATTAACTATTTCTAAAGCTTTTGCGATATCCTCGGTTGTACTTTGTTCTGTTAGTTGGTTTTCAAGATATTTTCCATATCGAGAATTGATCTCATCGATTAATTCTTTTCGTTGCGTTGTTCCGGCGTTGCTTCGTTGGAGAGCGTCAAATAGGGTATAGGCTTCTGCCTGTTCAGTGGCGATCTCCTTGTTCATCTCTTTTAAAGCCCGGGCACTCTTAGTTGAATTATCCCATATTTTATAAATACCTACAGCTAAAGCGGTGATTGCTACTCCAGCCGCAATAATTGGATTGAGTCCTAACGTCACTAAAAAACTACGCATGGCAATTGTCGCAGCTTTGATATTTCCTGTCAGTAGGGCTTTTGCCGCAGCTAGCGCATACTCGGAAGCTATGGAGGCACGGATAGCGATGGCGTTCGCTTTTTCTATCAATACAGCTTTTGAGGAGGCTTTACCTTTTAGTTCCGTCCAATATGTATTTAATTTTATGACCGCTGTATAAAGAGCTAGAGTTGAAGTTGAAAAAATAACTAATCCTGTATTCTTACTGATCCAGTCAGCCATCAGAACTAGTTTTTTAGTCCAGTTCACGGTTTGATTCATTACGCTGATAATGGATGGATTGATCTTCTCCATTAACTCAATGCCAAGATCGTTAAGTTTGTTTTTTGCTTGTTGCATTTTAGCCGTGGCAGATTGGCTTTTTATCGTGGCCTGCTCTAAAGCGACGGATGTGCCGGTTACGGCTTTCGTATAATATTCTACCTTATCCGCTTCATTGATAAGGACAGAGGCAACATTGTAACCTTCTTCCCCGAACATCTTTTTGATAGCGGTAGCGTCCATTTGTTTTTTGCGGAGATTTTCCAGAGCCGTATTTAGCCCGACTATTTTGGGGTTAGTCTCGTCAGCTCCTGTTTGCAGGGTAAGGAAAAACTTTTTGAGTCCGGTACCGGCGATCTCATCCTTGATACCTTTCTCACCTAAAGTTTCAATGGTTCCAACCAGTTGTTCGATCGGAATCTTTGCAGAAGCGGCTGCGACACCACTTGTCTTTATAGCTTTGGTCTGGCTCTCTACGGCTGCTGCACCGAATTTACTTCCGGCGGCAAGTACATTTACATATCGAGCGGCTTGATCAGCTCCATCCCCATACTGGTTTAATGCCAAGGTGACGGCATCTACCGCATCCGTAAGTTTCATGCCACTGGCAGAGGCGAGGATGAGCGTTTGCTCCGTCACTTCTGCTAAAGCCTCTTTATTTGCTAGCAATTCGGGTTTAGCGGAACCTACTAATTTATAAGCTTCCAGTATCTCATCAGCGGATTGGCGTATGCGGATACCTTCTTCGGTAACTGTAGTGGAAAGACGTTTTGCTTGATCTGTAAGCCACTCTATACTTTCATCATCTAGGCCTGTAAGAGCTTTTACATCGGCCTTGCTTTCTTCCAGTTTATTGCGGGCTTCACGGAATTTGTTGAAAGTAAGAGTAATACCCGTAATGGCTGCCACTGCGGTACCAATGATTCCCATATATTTATTTACGAAATCTGTGGCACGTCCCCAGACCGAGGCTTGGCAACCGATCTCTACACGCATCTCTTGTTGGGCTAGTGCGGTTTCTTTGGAGATGCGTTTCAGCATTTCTAGTTTAGTGTTATATTCAGCGGTACCACGAGTTACTTTTTTCAGCTCCGTTGAAATTTTATTCTTTGTCTTTATTAAGTCATTATAAGTAGCTCCACTTAGGTTCTTCAATACTCTTTCCGTATCAGCGACCTCTTGCTTATACTTTTGCATCTTCTGGGTTTGGGCAGTCAACTCACGTTCTATTTTCTTAGCCGCCTTACTATTGCCTTCTCCCGCTGCTCGGAGATCGAGTAGCTTTTTCTCCAGTTCCCCGATTTTCGTCTCTAACTCCGATGCGCTAGTCATTGCGTCGGAGTTATCCAGATATATCTTGATGCTCCTGTTTAAATCTCCTGCCATATCCTAATCTTTATCTATGAAAATTCGTGATGCGTCGATTTGCATATCGGCGGCGTAGTCCGCTACGATGTCTGCCAGTTTGGGAAGATTCTTTTCGATGATGGGATCGAACCAACGGATCGGGTGGCGGTTGCCGGTTCCCATCAGGTAGAAAGAATCCGGGTTGGTCTTTTTCAGTTTCCCGTATTTGTCCGTCCATTTAGAGCCGCCCCGGAAACCACCTTGGCCCCGTCCGGCTCCCCTATGGATATAGATACCTTCACGGGCGAAACTGAATCCCACTCGTTCGGTCTCTCCTTTACTTTTGTAAATTCTGGGTTCTAGGGAGTCCGATAGGAACTCATCTTTCTGGACAAGCAAGGCGATATTCCCTTTCAAGTCTTGGATTATGTAGCCCATCCATTCCTTTACCTCAGAATTAAATTGTCTCAATTTCTCCTTATCCTGCCTACGTTCATACCGGGCGATCCGGCTGGTTGACTCTAGCGAGATCTCGAAGGGTAATCCTTCCCTCGCTCCGATTAGGGAGTTCTTGCGTTTAGGCGTGCGCATCTGCTCGCTCAATCTTTTCATGACTCCCATATCATACCCACATTGATTGGTCGATAGAGAAGGGGATAGGCTTTCTTAGGTTGAAGCCTAACATCACCCCATAGAAATTATCTCCCATGGGACCTATGCCCCGAAAGGTCATGCTGTTTAGCTCTAGGAACTGAAGCCCGTTACGTTCCTCGTTCCAGTCGAGCATCATCCGGCAGACGATCTGCATGAGAAGATCCTTGCATTCCGCTTTCGCAAAGTGAATCCCGTCGATATTCCCGGCCTCGCATTGCTTTAATAGGGCGATAAAATATTGTGGGATATTTACGAGGTTGTCATTGTTAAGCCAAGAGAAATCCGAGTTAAGCCCGTCGATGGCGACTAATACATGATCCCGGATAGAGGAGATACGTTCTTCCAGATCAGAGATTTCCTCTACCTCGTCACTACGGAGGAAATGACATTCCCCGTCCGTATGACCGATAGCGGCTAGATGCCTAGCGATCCATTCCGAATACTCAAAGTGATTGTATATGTCCATAACATCCAATTTATAGACACAAAAAAAGCCCCCCGAAGGGAGCTTTTAAAGGACATATGAAAACTACTAATCACCTTTTATACCTACTGATATAATCAGTCAAGCGTTCAGCTTGCAATTTTGTTATCTTTGTAAATGAAATCTTCTTCTTAAGTGTCTCAAAACCAAATTCATCTATAAACTTACCAATTGAAACATTTAAAAACATAGAAGGCAAAGAAGACACACCTTCCATATCGATGGTAATCTTGTCCGAAGAATTCATATTCTCTCTGATTATATCATAGAGACTACTTCCTGCCATAGGAAAATCCTTTCCTTCCATCACGTCATAAAGTTTAATTGTACACATAGTATCCTCTTTTTATTTAGTTAAAAATCAAACTCGTCTAAAATTTCTTCTTCTTCCAAATTTCCTAAATATAATTCGAAATATATCAACGTCCCATTAAAATCAAAATCAATATTGTCAATTTTAACTTCATGCTTCTTTAATAAACGAGCTGTATTGCAAATTATTCTTACTGCATCAGCGCACGATAATATATTATCTAGGCCTTTTCCTTTATTATGAACCTTAGATCCAACTGTAAAATCAACCTCTATAGACTTTTTCAAAGCATCGCTATCTGATATTATAGTGGAATCAAAATTTCTGACAGATTTTGATATACCTTTCCCGAAATCACAAATAGCTACACGCAAGACTTCATCCTGTCCTTCATATTTAATAAATGAAAAAGCATTACCATTTGCATCAGCATGATCAAAAACATTATAAAATGCTTCTACTATGCTAAGCGAAATTATACTTAAGTCTTTACCTCTAAAGAAATTCTTTTTAAAATATTGTTCTACCTCTATTGCATATGCGTCTTTTTGATTCTCAACTATACGCCATAAATTAAATATATTATCACTTTCAGAATCCACATGATCTTTACTGTAATTCCAATACTCTCTAAATTTAAGATCTTCAAAAAACAGCTTCTCTATAGATTCATTTGATATCCGTATAGTATGTTCTTCTACATTAACTAAAAATTCAATCAAACATGCAATTGTAACAACATGAATAGGCTGAAATAATTCAGGAGACAATGTATCCTTAAAAACAAAAGTTATTTGTTTTTGATAATTTTCTTTTTTATATTCATTCCTGATAGTAGCGATTTGTCTCAGCCAATCCGCTCTTTTCAAAGAGTTAAAATATATGTTCGTATTATCCATGTTTTGAAGAACATTATTCATATATACAACAATTTTTATCTGCTGAATATTATCAGTTTCTATTTAAAAAAGCAAAATAAATAATAGCAAAACAATCAACACACCAGCTATAACCTTGCTTATATGGTTTTTGCTGTGACGCACTTCATTCAGAGCCGCACCGATCAGCATAACAAAACCTAATATAGCTACAAATGTCAGCATACTGCAAATATAATCATTCTTTTGGAAGAAGCAAGCGTAACAGCTCCTCCAATCTCATGGCGGCATGCATTCGTTCTTCTTTACTATATTGTCCGTTTACATCGGTAACGATGTCGAGTAGGCGCAGGGCTTCTTGGAGTTTCATTTCGGTTCCTCCTTTCCTTCAAACAAACATAATCTTTTTTTCAGAAAACTTAGAGCCGCAATAAGCGACAATGATTCTTTTTCAGAAAGTACACCCGGGGCATCATGCTCGCATGCAATGAAAGTGATAGCGCTGTCAATGGCCTTAACATCTTCTTCTAACCCACCTTTATCATTTTCCTGCCAATATCTGATCGCATCCAGCATTAGGTTTGATATACATATATCTTCCAGTCTAATCATTTGGGCCTCCTTTCTTCGCTGAGTTATAAACGAACCAAGCTACGATGACCAGTGGTAAGAACACTGGAGACAGCATAGCCAATAAAGCTACCGTGTACATTTTAGCCTCGTAAATGGATTTACAGGAGGCGATACCAAGAGGCAACAGGTTGTAGAACTTCTGGACGGTTGTCCAAGAAAAGAGATCATGTTCCCGGCTCCGGGAAGATGATACGGTTAATGAATTTGTTTTCATAACGTTGTGACTTTAGCGTATGGGCAGAAAAAAAGCGGCTGCCATTTCCACTCGCTAAAGTCACAACGTTACGTTCCCGAAGGTACGAAAATTGTAGGAAAGGCAACCGCCAATATTTTTATACAACAAAGTAAGGCATAAAAAAGCCCTGACTATCAAAAATATGTCCGAGCAATAACCGATGCTCAACGAGAACGACAAACGTTCGTGACTTTAGCTGATGCAAATATGGTAAAAGTTTTTGAGATGGCAATGCTAATTAAAAGAAATCTACCAATCTTCCTCCTCTGTTTTTAGCTGAGACACTCCATTGAATATGTTATTTTCAATCTGATATAGCCTATATAGCTGTTCTAGTAGGACTTGTGTTCTTACATTTATGTAATGGGCATCTGTTCGTTTACTTTTAGTAAGTCCTAGTCCATCGGAAACAAACGATGTTAAATAAAAATCCCTAGTCAAGTAAGTTTCTATAGGGGCTTCGGCTTCATTTAAATCTCCTTTCTCTACATAAATATCATATAAATCTATTTTGTACCTATTATCTCGTACTTGGATTTTCAATGTAAAATGTATCGGTACACTTCCTACATATTTACCCATTAACCCCATACTGAAAATTAAATAACCTTCAGTCATACCTTTGCAAACAAGGATACCTGTTTCTTTATCTTGCATTTGCAAAATATTTTTAGCACTAACGAAAACATCAACCAATGATTGATAGATATTGTCGTATAGTGTTCCTTTACCAAGCCCTTCAACTTGTCTGACGTAAGAAATAGTAAAACTTCCATCATCATTAAAAGGTACTGAAGACAATATTTCAATCATATCTTCCTTTTTTAATTTGGGTAACTTCTTATCTTCTATCTTCCTTTTTTCAAAGTTTGAATATTTTTGGTAGATAAATTCTTTAAATTCTTCTTGCGACATAGGATTTCTTACAATTTCGAAATCTTGTGCAAAAGCGTTTGTGCTAAGTAGTGTAACAAATAAGATACAGATTAGGTGTTTCATGTTTAATTTTGTATTGATTATTATGGATCGCAAGTAGGGAAAAGTTTTTGATATGGCAAAGAAACCAAGTATCTTTGTGGAAAAGAATTGCGATATGAATACAACAGATTACGATATCTATAAAATCAGACAAGAGCAGCTGTCGTTAAGCCGTCGTATCACTCGCATAGAAAATATGATACACGCAATCAGACCTACTCGATTAATCTACGTATTAGGTTTCCTATCGGGTTTCCTGCTAAACTATCTACTACGGCACCTGTTATAGCGGCCAAGACCCACCAAGCGAATTTAAACAAGGAGACCCAGCCGTTAGCCACGTCAAGTTTTAATTTTTTATCTTCCAGTTCTTCTTTATCTGCTGACTTTTGCAGATGTTTTTTCAATCCAATAGTAGCAATACTTTCTCCTTCATTGGTTAGTATCAGCCAATATTCATCCTTTCCCATATATTCGATCGCATGATACCGCTTCATCAGCGTCTCCTTCATATACTCATAATCCATCGTGTGATTATCATAGTCCGGAAGGCCATTATAAAATTGGTCTATATTACAGCGACCAGCATTTTGTTTCACCGTGGCAAGTATCTTATCCGCTATCTCGTATTGTTTTTCTGTAAACATTATCAAAAGAGAATAGCCTGTATTTCTGAGGGTGCATCCTCATACTTTACAGGCCATTAAAAAACCAATTGGCATATCTTTTCCGAAGGTCACCGCATGCACTCGGTTCTACTCGGTTTCTAATCTTTTCGTAAAGATGGGGAAAGTTTTTGGTAACACAATGCTTTCCACGTATTTTTGTGGAAAATGTTATTCCTATGAAATCAATAATCAATTATTTTCGCAAACGTAAAGAGGAACGTCTTCGTGAACGTTGTGTTAAGTATGCCATTAAAGCCCACGAAGGACGGGATAAAGGTTTTACTGTCAGCGATTCAGCCCAAGACATTGAATTGTATATAAAAGACGGTATGACATCCCAAGGAAAAAGGCATCAATAAGGTTTCTTATAAGGCAAAACAACAGGTAACTTGAACCTTATTCGGTTCGCCTCATTTCCATTGCTTCCTTCTTTGGTTGAAGCGCCTATACCTACTACACTGGCTAATACACCGATCTTTCCGCTATTTTCCTTTATTTCAGAGGTGCTGACTTGTAGATTGTAAGCCCTCGATATATTTGATATCTAATCTTTTTGTAAAGAAGATGAAATATTTTAAGAAAGTGAGATTTTATCCATTGAAGAATTTCTCATTTCCCAATAAATTATCTTTAGATATTTTAATATTGGGTGAGAAAATCATTAATTCTTTTCCTTTCCCAACTTTTGCGGCACTATAATTTAAGTCAAAGGGACGAGTCCGATAATGAGAATATAGTTTTGCGATAAAAGGGACAAAATCATAAGAAACAACCCATTTTTGATCTTGTATAGAGCTTATTTCATTGGCTATTTCTTGGTGATCGTTGTCTGTATAGTAATTCATATATAGACCTTTACCTTTTATGTAATAGGGTGGATCAAAATAAAATAATGTTTTTTCGTTAAGTTGGATCTTTAATTGTTTCACAAGTTCAACCGCATCTATACCATATAATTGAATTTGATTTACATATTGTGCGATACGTTGTATTCTACTGATTAGGGTTGGCTTGGTATAACGAGCGTCAATAAGAAAACGTCCTGTTTGTTCCATACCTCCAATTATTCCACCATTGAGTATCCCTGAGCGATTTGTTCGGTTTAAATAAAATGTGGAGAAACCTAACTCTAACAGATCTACATTTACTTTTTGTCGTTGAATTTCTTTTTGTCGTAGCCAATGCTCAATGTTGACAGGGGTGTCATTTATCAATCTGCATAAATCTTCAGTCTGGTATAACACGGAGTGCCAAAAAGCATATAAAGATCTATCTCTGTCGTTAATGATGATATGACTTGCAAGCCCATTGAATAGTAAAGACAAGGCAACAGACCCTCCTCCTACATAAGGTTCTACATAGGTACCTCCATCTAAATTATTGTCGATAAATAATTTAGAAAAGTAGTTTGCCACCTTGCCTTTACCACCGGGGTATCTTAATGGAGAATAAAATCGATCAGGCATCATCTTTTTCTATATTATTCCACAAAGTTACCATAAATTCTTGGATATTGTCCCATGTGGTTAATAGAGTTTCGGTTGAGGGTGAAAATTGATTATTATGTAAATAGGCTTGAATCGTATCTATACCCCAAATGCTATTTTGATCTTTAGTTATGGTTTTGATGCCTTTGCTTAAAGTGTCATCAATATATTTCTTTTTGGCCAT